TATACCAAAATAAGAGATTCACCTTAGGATCCGTTTAATTACGGTGTGAATGGGCTCGCCGCTGCCCTTCGAATATATGGAAGTCGTGCTCCGGAATGTATTTGGAAAAAGCGGTTTTTCTTTGAATAACTTTTCTAAACTCCTCTTGCGTTATTGAATTAAATACTGTATAATAAATCAATTACATAGGAGATTCAAATGGCAGGTTCACGCATGTTCTCAAACGAACAAAAAGCAAAATTGACTCAGATCATAAATGAGGGTATGGCCGTACTACAAGAAATCGAAGACTTAAATGCCGGCTTATCGGATACAGTTAAAGCCATTGCAGAAGAAATGGAAATTAAACCAGCTATCCTAAAGAAGGCAATTAGGATTGCCCAAAAATCTAAACTTGGTGAAACCAATCAAGACAATGAAGAATTAAATACTATCCTCGAAACTGTTGGTAAAACACTTTGAAGCAAACTGTCTCTGGTTGGCTGTCTAATACTTCTAACTGGATGCGTAAGGACTACCAAGATTGGCCCTTACGCTTTTGTTTAGAAATAGGTGCATGGTTTGGTAGTGTAGGGTGTGCATTTGGTATGACTTGGTTCTTACCAGATCCTCCACTGTTACCATTGTATAGTATTTGGGTATGTAGCACTCTTGTATATGCATGGGCTGCATGGACCCGTGGCAGTTTTGGAATGTTAGCCAACTATGCTTTATTGTTTTGTATTGACACAGTTGGTTTAACTAAACTTGTATTAGTAGCAGTAAAGTAGTATAATAAGACTCGCTGGCTTAACCGGCATGTAGAGTAAGTGTAAGCTCAAAGTTACACACATTGGAGAATAAATGTCATATATTGACGCATTGTTTGATCGCGATCATGATCGCATACATGTGGTAGAACGTGTTAATGGAGAACGTGTTTTTAAAGAGTATCCAGCTAACTATGTATTCTACTACGACGACCCTCGCGGTAAGTTCCGCACTATCTTTGACACGCCCGTGTCACGTTTTTCTACTAAGAATGGTAAAGAGTTTCATAAAGAACAACGTATCAATGGCAGCAAACGCTTATGGGAGTCAGACATTAATCCCATCTTCCGTTGCTTAGAAGAAAACTATTTAGGTATTGACTCGCCTAAACTACAAACAGCCTTTTTCGATATTGAGGTAGACTTTGATCCACTAAGAGGCTACTCCAAACCCGAAGATCCATTTAATCCTATTACTGCGTTCTCAGTTTACTTAGACTGGATGGACAAACTTGTCACCTTGGTTGTTCCGCCTAAGAGTTACTCGTGGGAAACTGCACAAGAAATTTGTGACCAGTACGAAAACTGTTATTTGTTTGAGCGTGAAGAAGATATGCTTAACACGTTCTTGGACTTAATACAAGACGCAGACATCTTAAGTGGTTGGAACTCAGAAGGTTTCGATATTCCCTATACTACTATGCGTATTACTCGTGTACTATCCAAGGATGATACACGCAGACTATGCTTGTGGGGACAATTACCTAAGCAACGTATGTTTGAACGCTTTGGTGCAGAGAATTTAACATTTGACTTACTAGGTCGTGTACACCTAGACTATATGCAACTGTATCGCAAGTACACATACGAAGAACGTCATAGCTACTCATTAGATGCTATCGGCGAATACGAATTAGGCGAAAGCAAAGTTGCATATGAAGGCACATTAGATCAGCTATACAATAAAGATTTCCCAAAGTTTATTGACTATAACCGACAGGATACAATGATTCTTGCCAAGCTAGATAAGAAGTTACGTTTCTTAGACCTAGCTAATGAACTGGCACACGATAATACTGTATTGCTACAAACCACAATGGGTGCTGTAGCAGTCACTGAGCAAGCAATTATCAACGAAGCCCATGCCCGTGGCTTAGTTGTACCTAACAGGAGATCCAGAGATGACCAAGGAGACACACAAGCGGCCGGTGCCTATGTTGCTTATCCCAAAAAAGGCATGCACGAATACATCGGAGCAATCGATCTTAACTCACTCTACCCCTCAGCGATCCGTGCTCTTAACATGGGGCCAGAAACGGTTGTTGGACAGTTAAGAACTACAATGACTGACCATTACATTAAAGAGAAGATGGATGGCGGTGCTAGTTTTGCTGATGCATGGGAAAACATGTTTGGTAGCCTAGAGTATCAAGCGGTAATGAATTCAGAAATAGGCACAGAGATTACCGTAGACTGGGAATCGGGTGGTAGTGACATATTAAGTGCTGCTGACGTATGGCGCCTAATATTTGATAGTAATCAACCGTGGACGTTAAGTGCCAATGGTACAATATTTAAGTTTAATATAAAGGGTATAATTCCCGGACTCCTGGAGAGATGGTATGCTGAACGTAAAGAAATGCAAGCTAAAAAGAAAACCGCAACATCTAAGGAAGATGAAGCGTTCTGGGACAAAAGGCAACTCGTTAAGAAAATTAATCTCAACTCGCTATACGGCGCTATCCTTAACCCAGGTTGCCGTTTCTTTGACCAACGCATTGGCCAAAGTACAACGCTTACGGGTCGTATCATCGCGAAGCACATGGACAGCCACGTCAACGAAGCAATCACAGGTGACTACAATCACATCGGCTCGTCGATCATCTACGGGGACACGGACTCAGTCTATTTCTCAGCCTGGCCGCAAATCAAAGAGGAAGTAGAAGCAGGACGCATGGAGTGGAACAGAGAAATCTGTGTGCAACTATACGATACCATTGCTGACTCTGTTAATAACTCATTCCCTGCATTTATGGAACGTGCTTGCCACTGTCCTAGAGATATGGGTGCTATTATTAAAGCAGGTCGTGAGCTTATTGCGTCAAAAGGCCTGTTTATTAAGAAGAAACGTTATGGTGTGTTAATCTTTGACATGGAAGGTGTACGCTTAGACACCCACGGCAAGCCAGGTAAGATGAAGGCCATGGGCTTAGACTTGAAACGTTCAGATACTCCTAAGATTGTACAGGAGTTCTTAAGTGAATTGCTTATGGATGTACTAACAGGTGCACAACGTGAAGCTATCATTGAAAAAGTCAAAGAGTTTAAATTAAAGTTTGCAGAACGTCCGGCTTGGGAGAAAGGCACACCTAAGCGTGTAAACAACTTGACCAAGTACGCTGCCGAAGAAGCACGTCTAGGTAAAGCCAACATGCCCGGACACGTTCGTGCCGCAATGAACTGGAATAACCTTAAGCGTATGCATGGTGATAACTATTCTACAACTATTGTAGACGGCATGAAAACTATTGTATGTAAGTTAAAAGATAATCCAGTAGGGTATACTAGCGTAGGTTACCCAACAGATGAAACTCATATTCCTGCGTGGTTTAAGGACTTGCCATTTGATGATAGCCTAATGGAATCAACTATTGTAGATCAAAAGGTAGAGAACTTACTGGGTGTGCTTGAGTGGCGTATTGCCGAAAGCACAGATATTAAAACAACATTTGATGATTTGTTTACCTGGGAATAATCATGGCTCTACATAACTTAGTAACCTTCAAACACAGATTAGCACAGGCTGTAGAAACAGGAGCAGTAGTTGATGAATTATTAAAACTGCGTGATCGTATTGCTAGTATTAAGTTTCAAGTGTCATCGATGGACTTTGAACATGCAGTATATGTTGAAAACCTGGTTAAGTACTACGATGAACTAATCGGGAAAGCCATTCAGCCGTTAGAGGAAACACACGAGTATTTACAAAAAGTAAACGATCAAATAGGCGAGCTCACACATAAGCTATTTGCTAACAACTACGAACTTGAAGAACGTTATGGAGATGTCGATCATATACGCAACAATAGACGTATTATACTAAGCGAAGATGTTGAGGATGTTGTTAAACAACGTATCTTATTACATACAAGCTGGCGTTATCCTGCACTAGAAATTGGTTGCCGTGACGGCGAATGGACACAGTTCTTAGTAGCAGCAGATCCATTGTATATTATGGACAGACATCAAGAATTTATTGATAGTACCGCGCACAAGTTTACACCAGAATACCGACGCAGATTGCGCCAATACCATTTAGTTGACCACGATTTGTCAAAGTTGCCACAGGGACAAATGGCCTTTGTGTTTAGTTGGGGGTATTTTAACTATGTAAGTATTGATACAATGAAACAATATTTAAAACAAATATATACAGTACTTAGACCAGGGGGTACTTTTATGTTCAGTTTTAATGATGGCGATACACCAACTGGTGCAGGTATGGCAGAAAACTTTAGTCAAAGTTACATGCCAAAATCGATGTTGTTGCCATTGTGCGAAAGTTTAGGATTCGATATCGCAAGCACGTTCGATTACGAAACTAATATCAGCTGGCTAGAAATTAAACGGCCAGGTGAATTACATACGGTTAAAGCTCATCAAGCGTTAGGCGAAATAAAACCTATTAATGTTTGACTTTTTCTAAATAAATCTATACACTACTACTATTACGGAGAATAAAAATGTTTGATCACTTAAAAGATATTGTACAACACACTTATGGCCTAGGCGTTATTTCAATGATTAAAGTTACTGGTACTAAAGAAGGCACACAAATTAATGCTTTCGACCAAGCAACTAAAACGGTTGTATTAAACGCAGACTTTAAGGCACCTATCGCTGATTTTGTTGGCGTATTTGGTATGCCTAACTTGGATCGTTTAAACACAATTCTTAACATTCCAGAATACAAAGAAGATGCTAAGATTACTGTTGCTACACAAAAAGATCCAGAAGGCAACGATGTACCTGCTAGTATTAACTTTGAAAATAAAGGCGGCGATTTTAAAAACGCATATCGCTTTATGTCAACTGCTGTTATTAATGATCAATTAAAGAACGTTAAGATGAAGCCAGTTAAGTGGAACGTAGAAGTTACTCCTACTGCACTAAGCATTCAGAAGTTAAAGTTCCAAGCAATGGCACACTCTGATGCTACCACATTTAGTAGTAAAACAGAAAACGGTGAACTAAAGTTTTTCTTTGGTGAAGCAAGTAGTCATGCAGGTTCGTTTACATTTGCTACAACAGATGGTAATTTGTCTAAACAGTTAAACTGGCCAGTTAGCGTAGTAAACAGTATTTTAGGATTACCAGGTGATAAGACATTTAAGATTTCGGATGATGGTGTTGCTGAAATTACAGTTGATTCGGGTCTTGCTGTTTATCACTATATGTTGCCAGCACAAACTAAGTAATGCTCGAAGGACTAGAAGCTCGCGGATATGCACCCGGTGGAGGTTTTTTATCTCCCGAGGGTGTATTTTATCTAAATATACCTAAGAACGGTAGTACATTTTTAAGTAATGTATTACTAGACAATGGGTGGGAACATCATTGTATCGGGGATAGTAGTCATTTGATTAAGCAAGCTATTGTTGTATTACGTGATCCTGTAGAACGTTGGATTAGTGGCTTTGCTACTTACGCAACTAGTTGGATCCTAGGTGATGCATACGGCAGTGATCATTTTGTTAAAGATTTTAATTCGTTAGCAGAAAGACTTATATTTGACAATCTAGTATTTGATGATCATACTACACCGCAAGCAGAGTTTGTTGATCAATTGCCTATACTAATGCAGACTACATACTTCCAACTAAGCAGAGATACTGTCAACCATATCTCACAGTATCTAGGTAAGGATATTGTAGTTAACGATGTATTTGATAACAAATCAGAAAATCATTACGATCAACAACAAATATCAAAATTTATTCGTAACAGACTTGTTAACAGACCTGAGCTAGTAGAACGTATAAGCGAGCGATATATAAATGACTTTAACCTATTAGATAGTGTACAATTCTACAATGACGCAAGATAACCTAACCGCTAAACAAAACGACTATGCTGTGTTCCTTCCGGCTATCAGTGGTTTCTATGCTACCTTTGTAGGTAAGCAACGTAACGAAGAATATGTAGACCCTGCACGTTTTCCGCAGGGTTTAACAGATATGGAACAAATGAACTGGTTAAATGACCAGAAGGGTTTGTTTCCTTATAAGTGGTCGCTTTACTCCGGTGGCCACGCAAACCTCGACCTTAACAAGCAAGACTGGTCAGAGGATATGGTACGCAATCGAGATCCCAACACACTAATGCTAGGCGACTCTGGTGGATTCCAGATTGCTAAAGGATTATGGGAAGGAGATTGGAAGGCTGGATCAGGATGCCCTAAAGCCCAGAAGAAACGTGAACAAGTTTTGGCTTGGTTAGATGGTATTGCTGATTATGGTATGACCCTTGATATTCCGACCTGGGTCATTCATGATAAGAACGCTAGTGCTAAGTGTGGTATTAAAACTTTAGAAGAAGCCGTAGATGCTACAAAGTTCAATAACGAATACTTCATGAAACATCGCAAGGGTGTTGCCAATGGCGGGGTTAAGATCCTTAACGTATTACAAGGTGCTAATCACCCCGACGCAGATCGTTGGTACGAAACTATGAAGGACTACTGTGATCCTGTTAAGTATCCAGATACACACTTCAATGGTTGGGCTATGGGAGGCCAGAACATGTGTGACGTACACTTAATCCTTAAACGATTAGTGACTCTACGTCACGATAACTTGCTACAAGAAGGTCGGCATGATTGGATGCACTTCTTGGGTACAAGTAAACTAGAGTGGGCAGTCTTGCTCACCGTTATACAAAGGAACATTAGAAAATATGTCAATCCTAGTTTCACTATTAGCTTTGATTGCGCTAGTCCGTTTTTGGCAACTGCCAACGGCCAAGTCTACTTCGAGAACGTATTTCCTGACAACGGTAAATGGTCATACCGCATGGCGCCTAGCGCAGATGACAAAAAATACGCAACAGACACACGAAAGTGGTCCGACGGAGTAGTTGCTGATGGCATTTACCCACGTTGGGAAGATAGCCCTATATCCAATATGATGAAGATGAAGGATGTATGTATCTACAAGCCAGGAGACTTAAACAAGAATGGTAAAGAAGGTAAAACATCTTGGGATTCATTTAGCTATGCACTCTTAATGGGTCATAATGTATGGATGCACTTGACTGCTGTACAAGAAGCTAACCGTCGCTTTGATGCTGGTGCTCATCCTGCAATGATGCGTAGTAGTGGGCCAGGCGGTGAATACTTTGAACACTTAGTAGAACAAATCTTTGCCGAAACGGACAAGCAAAAAGCCCTGGACTTAATTGACAGTTACAGTACATACTGGACTGAGATTATCGGTACACGTGGATTTAAAGGCAAGAAAGCTATCAACGGCAATGCTATGTTTGATATGTTGTTTGAAGTAGAGGGCGGGCAGGACGATGTTGTTGATCCCGAACTAGAATTTGACGAATCTAAATTGGATGCGTTAGAAGGCAATGTCTGATTTTTTCTGTCCACTACCATGGATACATCAATTTATACAACCAAGCGGAATTAAAGTATGTTGCTCAAGCACAGAACAACTAGCAGTTACTTCTGCAGAGTTTGAACGTAGCGAATTCCTCCAAACTATTAAAGAAACTATTTTATCAGGTTCTGCACCTAAGAGTTGCGAAGCTTGTGTAAAAAACGAAGCTAACAATTTAACTAGCACACGCACTGATGCACTACGTGATTGGCCTAAGTATACTGCTGAAACAGTTCCACACGCTATAGAATACTTAGATCTACGTTACGATAATCTATGTAACTTTGCTTGCCGTACTTGCGAACCAAACTTTAGTACTAGCATTGATAAAGAAGTCGATGAACATCCAGAACTTAAAAAATTCTACAGTACACAATTTATTAAATTAGATCGTAGTAATATATCCAATGAGATTAAAGAATACTACCCAACACTAAAACGTCTTAACTTAACTGGTGGCGAACCATTGTTAATCAAAGAAAACTTACGTATTTTACAAGAGTTAATTGATGCAGGGCGCACTAATGTACAGTTAATTATTACAACTAATGTATCTACTGTTAATCCTAAGATGCTAATGTTAATTAGTCAGTTTGATGATGTACACTGGACCTTAAGCATTGACGCTATAGAAGATGCGGCTGAGTATATACGCTACGGTTCTAAATGGGCGACAATAGAAAAGAATGTAAACGATATCCTCGGATTAGATCATAGTGTTGCTATTAATACAACTATTAGTGCTTACAGTATATTAACATTATCTAAACTTGTATCTTGGTTTATCGATCTTAAGGATACGTACAATAGACAACCATTGGAAATTATGTTTCATACAGTTACATATCCTAGGCATTTACATCCACAAGCATTGTCTGGCATGCGTAGGCACCAAGCACTAGTAGAACTACAAAGATCAATTGATATATTAAAAGATATTGCTAATAATCCCGAACGTGAGTTAGACAATTTAAAAAATTTACAATCTACTTTGGTATCAGCACCAGAACATGCAGGACTTGTAAAGAAATTTAATGAGTTTACTAGTATGCTAGATAGTATTAGAAACCAAAACTTCAACCAAACTTTTATAACGGAGATATAATGACTTGGACTAACCGTATTGCCCATTTAGAAGAATTACATCGCGTTTTGGACAAACGAATCGATGGTATGGAATCAACTGGTGTATTTGAAGATGTAACCTTAGAGGTTTTGAAGAAACAGAGGTTGCATTTGCGGGACGAAATTGTTAAACTAACAGAACACACGAAAGAGCATAAATGAAGCGAGCAGGACACGAACAAGTAGATTTCTTTATTGGCACAGAAGTAGAACACAGTCCGGCATTTGGGCATAAAACTCTATTTGTAGTTGGAATACAGGATAGCCAAATTATTCTACAAGAAGCAATGAATAATAATTGCAGTCATATTTACTTTGGTGCTAATCAAAGTTTCCCACAAGGTAAAATAGATGCCGACGAATGGCAAGATTGGGAAATGATGATTGTAGATTGTTTAGAGCATGGTTGGTTATCTACATTAGATTTTGATGTGGCTATGGTAGAATTTGTAACACAAAGTCGGTTAACTGAGTTTAACAACTTCATTCCAATGATTTCGGTGAAACTGCCCTATTTACAACTATTAGGATATAATGCTACAATTAAGCTCGATGACAAAGACTTTGCTGCAACCAATCCCGGAGTTTGGTGTCATAGCTTACATGATTTAAAAGATCGTCGGGTGTTTACCGATTGGTCTAAATATACTAAAGACGAAGTAATTAAATGAAATTATGGTTTCGCAACTTCCGCATCAGCATACTAAACTGGTTAGCGGCAGGTAGAATTACAATACAAAAAGATAAACCACAGGAATATAATTTAATGAGTACATACTTAAATCCAGGTACGTTAACTATCAACCCAAATGGCGTGTCTGGTGGGTATAGTTCTACACCAATTAACAGTAACGGAACAATTACTGTAAAAATTACTCCAGCCAATGGCGGGACTATTGTACAGGTAAGCCAAAGTGATTACAGTAACGGTGACTTGCATATCATTCCCGACGGCGCCGACTTTGATCGAGAACTAGGCAAAATTATTACACTAAACAAACTCAAGGCATAAAATGAATCAAGAGCAACGTGAAACAATCGAAAGAGTTAAAGATGCAGCACAACGTCAAATTTGGGTTACTTTTCAACGAGAAGGCATCCACTGCTATCCAGCAGCCGCTACTGATCCACAGTTAAATACTAACGATGAATATAATGTTTCGTTCCTTGCTAGCCCTCATCGTCATATCTTTCATTTCAGGGTGTCAATCGATGTCTTCCATAACGACAGGGACATCGAGTTCATCCAGTTCAAACGCTGGCTTGAGAACCTTTACTCTGGGACCGGTCCCTTTAATGAAAATCGAGTTTTAGAACTTAACTACAAGTCTTGCGAAATGATTGCAGATGACTTGTATTTACAAATTGCAGGTCGCTATCCAGGACGTGCAATTACTATTGAAGTATCCGAGGACGGTGAAAACGGATGCTCAATTACTTACAACCTCACCCGTCCAAATCTTTCAATCGTAATTTAAGGAGTATTAAAATGGCCCAAGAATGGCTAAAGAAGTATCTTCGTTTCAAACCCGAAGTAGTAACCATCTTTGAAGATTTAGAACGCTATGAGCGTTTTTGTCGAGACTTTGGTTACCCCTACGATGAGAAGCACTTGTATAACGAGCGCACACCCTACGGCGAATACGTTAAAATGACTAAAGGTCGCGAGCCGTGGGATCAATGGCGTACTCCTAAGCGTGAGCGCAAAGACTTCCGCCCACGTGATACAAATTGGAAACCGCGTGACTAATTACACAGTTAGCTACTATCTAGGACAGACTAGAGCCAGAAAATCTTTTAGCACGTTAACAGAGGCTATTAGATTTTCTGTCTATCGTATTCCATTTGATAGTTTTTTCCATATTATTAAAGAATGAAATTATATAAAATGCGTAAATTATGGTACATGGGCTTAGAGCCCTATAAAGCTCGTTACACTCTACAACTACAGGAGTGGAACCGTGCAGTCTTTGAACGTCGTGGTATCGACTACGAAATCGTAGAAGGCGAAACATTAAGTAATGACCAAGCTATTGTAACTGGACAAGTGTTAGACGCACATGGTCGTACTTACTTTGGTATGAGCCAACTAATGAATCTTGTTAAAAAGATGAAGCAAGGAGAAGTTACAAATGAAGATGTTATCTACTTTGAAGACATGTTTCAACCAGGTATCGAGAGCTTACCTTATATTATGGATCAAATCGATCCTGCTCACCGTCCCCGTATTGCTGTACGTTGTCTTGCTCAATCCATTGATCCTGACGATTTTGTACACGTGTGGGGTATGCAGAAGTGGATGGGCCTTTACGAAAAAATGGTGGATAGTTTTGCGGATATTATTCTAGCCAGCAATGAAGAAATGGCCATGCATATGAAGGTTGCTGGGTGGGAAGGAAACATTTATAATATTTCTGGGCTGGCATTTGGCAAAGAAGAAGTTCGTGGTCGTGTACCGGGCGAACTTAAACATTTTCATGATCGACCAATGCGTGTTGGATTTGCTGCACGTTGGGACCAAGAAAAACAACCTGATTTTTACATGGACTTGATTGAAGAATGGCATCGTCGTACTCCACATTCGACCACTGAGTTCTGTATCTTTAGTGGTGCAAAATTAAAAAGCAATAACGATAGCTACATGAACCGTACTAGAGATTTACAAGCACGTGGATTACTTACAGTCTATGAGGACTTGGAAAAAAATGATTACTATAATTTGCTTAATGACACTAGGGTATTGTTTAATTGCGCTTTACAAGACTGGGTTTCAAATACCGTATCAGAAGCAGATACGCTTGGATCGAATGTTTTATATCCTGCTTATCGTAGCTTCCCTGAAACTTTTGCAAATGACGCAACAAGGTTATACGTTCCTTGGAGTTTAGACGATGCTATTGACAAGTTAAGTTTAGCATTAGGATATCCGCACAAGAATCAAGGTAAGATTAGTGACTGGACAGATGGTACCATTGATCGTATTGTAGATATATTAGAAGGTAACGGCGAATCATGGCGTCGCATGAGTACTGACTATCGTAAACACACACATGAAAGCAAATATTAATGCCTAATGTATTAATTATTGGTGCAACAGGTGGTGTAGGATCTAAATGTAAAGAAGAGTTAGCGGCCCGTGGTTATAATGTAGCTACTATATCTTCCAAGGATTTAGATCTCAACTATCCTGAGACTATTTTTAATATAGACTTATCCACTGTAGATATTTTAATCAATTGCGCTGGACATACCGAAGGTACTTACCAAGGCTTTTTAAAGAACAGCTGGAAGAATCAATTAAGCCAAATCAATGTAAACTATGTTAGCAACTTATTCTTGCTTAAACACTTTGCTAACACTAGACCTAGCGGTAAATATGTTTGGTGTAGCAGTAGCGTATTAGATGAAGCTAGGCCTTTCCATAGTGTCTACGCTAGTACTAAAGCAGGTAGCAAATTTGCTATTGATTTAATTAGACAAGAAGCTACACACATTGACATACTTGAAGTTAAATTTGGTCTAGTTAAAACTAACTTTAGACATAGAAACTTTTGTTATACACAACCACGTGAAGTAGTTGATCAACAATATGATGAGCTAGCAGCATTAGATCCTGCGTATGTAGCCAAACACATAGTTGATGCTATAGAATCAGACTCTAAAGAAATACACATTAAATGACCGGACGCATACAATTACTTGAACCAGATATCAATGATAAAGGTGTAGATAGCCGTGGTGCTATCTATAGCTATATCCCACACGATAACATTGTAGAGTTTGTTTATCTTAATACCAAAGCAGGTGTTACTCGTGGTCATCATTTCCACACTGAGTTTGATGAATATATTATGTTGGTACACGGCGAAGGTCTGTATCTAGAACCCTTAGACGATGGCACTACACGTAAAATTATTATGGCTCCTGGGCAAACTGTTTATATTCCTGTATTAACTCCACATACATTTGTTCCGTTAACTGACTGTAAGTCAGTTAGTTTCTTAACTAAGCGTTGGAACGATTGCGCTAATCCTATTACTCCAATTAAATGAAAGTACTAATCTTAGGCGGCACAGGCTTTATCGGAAGCAATATTGTAGCCCAACGTCCTGATTGGTCTTGGACTATTATCAACAGCAACAACTGCGACTTACTTAATAGTAAAAGTGTAGAGGCAATCAATGGCGACTACGATGTTGTCGTTGATAGTGCTGGATTCTTTGGTGGCATTGTGTTTAATCAACAGTATGGTAGAGAGTTACTGTATCGTAACATAACAATGTCAGCAAACATCTGTCGACTAGTAGATCGAATTCGACCTCGTAAGTTTGTTGCTATTAGTAGTGCCTGTATCTATCCACAATCAGCTACGGACTTAATCACAGAGTCAATGATTGGCACCAGCGACAACTATCATCCAAGTGTAAAGTATAGTGCTATGAGTAAGACATGGTTACTTAAAACTATGGAAACAATGGATATTCCATGGGAGTATTTGGTTGTGTCTAATGCCTATGGTCCAGGTGAACCATTGCATTTTGAAAAGAGTCACTTTGTTGGTAGTTTGTTTAATAAGATTAAACGAGAAACAGATACCATTCCTATGCTAGGCACAGGTATTGCTGTACGTGATTTCATTTATATCACCGATGTTGCTGAAGCTGTTTGCCGTTATTGCGAACTCGACGTTGCTACCCAAAAGCCCACTAACATTAGCACAGGACAGGGCATTACTATCCGAAATATAACCGAAATGGTATTAAATTTGGTTGATCCCGCATTAAAACTACAGTGGGGCAGTGAAATGGACAACGGAATCTTGCACAAGATATTAGATAATAGTAAAATGTATACAGATATCAAATTTCAACCAGAAGTAGATTTACAAACAGGACTGTCCAAAACTTGGGATTGGATTAAAACACTTTAAGGCGCACTATGTCGGATACAAAAGAAATCACAGCAGAACAATTAGTAGAAGTTCTTAAATTTACACCACGCACTTATAAGATTAGTATGTGGGGCTATGGTGGCGAAAAAGTTATGGGTACTGTAGATCCTAAAGTTTGGGACTACTGTATGGAACATCAAGTTGATCTAAGCGATATTGCTTGGGACAGTGATGCTGCCGAAGAACTAGACCTTGATCAAGACATGTTACCATTTCCACCGGGTTCTTGGTACGAGTGCGATGATATGGCCCATACAAGTGGTGTTAGCCGTGATGCTGGGACACTACATATCGAAGATGAAAATGGCGATACTGTATTTGAACATTCATTAGAGGATTGCGATGGATGCAGTGATGATAGTCCAGAATGGTCATGCATTGATGAATCATGGATTGGTAGTCGCAAAAAGGGCGAGATTGTGTTTGTTGGTAGCAGTAACGAAAAAGGCACATTCTTTGAAGCAGACTTAGAACTTCGTGCGCCGTTTGATATTACTAAACTAATCTTATGCTACGAAGAAATTGACGGTGAAGAAATTGTTAGCGGTGTGCAATACGATGGCGAAGATATTGACAACTGGGGTGGTGGTACAGATGGTAAGAGCTCTGACTTTAATATGGTTCGTTTAATTGATGACAAAGGCAACTTTGAACGTTACGAGCCAGGCGATAAAGATTGGGGACATCCTGAGTATGGCACAAGCCCAGAGTCATGGGAATCGAGTCCTAAGTTTGATTTTAAGAAACAGCAACCAGTATATCCAGGATACTATAATGCAGTATGGAGCAACTTTGGTACTACCTATGGTAGCTTATACTGGGACGGCAAAGAATTTGGTGAGTGGGAGTTTGGTAAGTTTAAACCTGTATCTGGTGTACTAACTTGGCAAGGATTTAATTGGGACACAAGCGACTGGGCAAATAGACCTAAAGAACCAGTTGACATTAAATGCGATAATAAAAAATGCGGTTGGGTAGGCATGGGTGATGATCGACGCACAGATGACGATTTTTCAGATCATTGTCCCAAGTGCGATGGCACAGAGTTTACGTGGATTGATTATGATCCCGATACTGCTAAAGGTCGTAAGAATCGTGAGATGTATTGCAAATGAGTAATTTATCGTGGCTACTACTAACTGTAGTAGCAACTCCTATTTCAACCTTAATAACCGTTGGGTTATGTAATATAATTAGGGACTTGTGTGACAACCTTTACAACTGAAGATTTAGAATCATTATTAACAGACTGGTTCCCTGGTGAAGTTGATCCTGTTAATCCGGGTATGTATGAAGTAAAAACTGCTTCGTGGCCATGGCCGCATCGCATCATGTGGGCTGAAGAAACAGGGTGGGATATTACTGGCGGGCCTATACTAGAATGGCGCGGATTAAATATAAGGATTCCAGAATGATGGGCTCTCCTAAATGCGGATGCGGTAAAACCATGCACCCTCCTTACTGCGACGGAAGCCACGCACGTAATGAACAACAATACAAAGAATGGCGAGATAAGTGTGAACTAGAAGCGTATCAAAAGCAAGCGCAAAAACTATGGGCCGATAGTTGCACTACGCCAAGGGCAAAAAAATAAATGGATATTATTTTATGGCTTATTGCAATAGGATCTGGCATACTATGCGGTCGTGTATCAGTACGCAAAGAACCGTCTAATCAAGACAAATACGATACCGCTGTAATTGACACTATGCGTAAAGATATTGTATACTATAAAAAACTTACACGTGATTTAGTAGCAGAAAATAAAGAACTAAGGAAACAGATAAATGGCAACCAAGAAAAGTAAAAAATCAGAAGTAGCAGGCGAACCCGTTGTAACAGTGGGTAGCCATAGTGTACGCACACAATACCCAAATGGTAAGGTTGAATTTGTAGTAGATGATGTTAAACTAAGAGCTGATGTTATGGAAGCTCTAGCTATGTTTGCCACAGAAAAGAAGCCAGCAGTTAAAGCTAAAACAGCTCGCAAAAAGAAAAGTGACTGAACTAGAAATAAAAATTACAATTATACTAGCCATATATTATGCTATAAACTTAGGTATATTATGGTTAGTACATATCTTTACAAAGAAATACAATGACTAGACGAATTGTAGTAACGGGCGGGTGCGGCTACATTGGTAGTCACGTTGCACGAGCATTTAAACAAAACAGCGATAACGTCATTGTTATTGACCGTGTTCGTCGTGAACACACACTAAAGGACTTAGATGGATACTACATTTCTGATTTTGCAAGTGATGATGCTCTTGCTACCATGTATGATTATCAGCCAGATGTTATTGTACATTGTGCTGGCACCAGCCTTGTGGGCCCTAGTATGTCTGACCCTGGCGAGTACTATGACAATAATATTAGCAAGACTATAAAACTATTAAACTTTGTCAAAGACTTTGACAAGAAGCCTTTTATTATGTTTAGTAGTAGTGCTAGTGTCTATGGGCAACCCGATCGTTTACCTATTCCCGAACACGCACGTAAGAATCCTATTAGTCCTTATGGTAATACTAAAGCAATGACCGAAGAAATACTTAAAGATTATTGGGGTGCTTACGCATTACCTAGTATGTGTTTCCGTTACTTTAATGCCGCGGGTGCTATGCCAGGAACAGCCGATTTAGGTCAAGAGCCTTCTGCTACTCACATTGTTGCTCGTGTATTAGAAGCAAGTTTAGCTAATCGTGCGTTTACTATTAACGGCGGAGATTACGCAACACCAGACGGAACTTGTATTCGTGACTATGTACACGTATGGGATATTGCACAAGCACACGTCAAGGGTGTCGAATACATATTCCCAGCTTGGCTAGGCGGAACTCCCAATGAAGGTGCTAGTATCTTTAATCTTGGCACCAACAAAGGTATAAGCAACAAGGAAATCGTTGACTATGTTGTGGAACATTACGGATTACCTTTTGTAAATTACGGCGAACATCGTTGGGGAGATCCTGCTGAGCTTGTGGCTGACGCTACTAAAGCACGTGAACAATTAGGATGGACTCCTGAGTACAGCGACATAAATACTATTATCGACTCTGCCTATAAATGGTACTCTCGTCAATAATAACTCCCAATAATGTATCAATATGCCGAATTAGTCCATTGGATGAAAAACCAGGACACTATGAAGATCTTACCTGCACAGGTAGACATAGATCTAACCAACGTATGTAACCAAGACTGTTACTACTGTAACTCTGCTGACTTCCGTGCAGAAAAACCCGTACAAAAGAAATACACAGAATACATTGCCTTACTAGATAAACTGGCAGGTTGGCGAGCACACACTCCTAACAGTTATGGCACTACCCACACTATTACCTACCCAGGTGGTGGCGAACCTACTGTATTAGTCAGTTACGAAAAGGTAATTGAGCATACAATAGACCTAGGATTCCTTACTAGTTTAACTACCAATGGCAGCAACTTAGACCGATTACTAGATACCGTACATGTAGATAAACTACGCAAGATGGCCTGGATTGGTATTGATATTGACGCTGGTACTGAACCACTATACGAAGAAATACGCCGTAGCTTAACTAGTAAGAGTTTGTTTACTAAAGTTAAGGACAATGCACGTGGTTTAATTGAAGCAGGTGTTAATGTAGACTTTAAGTGTTTGATTAATCCCTTAAACGATAATCCTGAAGCAATGAATGATTTGTTTAAGTTAGTATCGGACCTTGGCGGACGCATGATTTACTTCCGTCCGGTTATTATCGACAACCAAGCACACCCCATTACCGAAGCGACTATTGCTATGTTAGAAAAGTGTAGCCAGGAATATCGATTACCATACTGGGCTAATCAAAACAAAACATTGCCACGTAACTACAAGAAGTGTCATCAAATGTTTCACTTTCCTGTATTCTGTGCAGATGGCAAGATATACATTTGTTGCGAAGGCAAAGGCAATCCGCAATTTGAACTAGCCAATTGGGACGCAGGCGACTTCCGCGATAGTTGGCTTAACGAACGCCACTATGAAATATATAACAAGACACGTGTAGAGTTTTGCCAACCATGCAGACCTAACATTAGTAACATTAAAATACAAAACATATTAAACAATCCTAAAGACATCGAAACCTTATACCTATGAACCCTATATTCCCCGTTATTGAACTAGTTGATAGATTAGCTATTGCTGAAGTTAAATTTAAACGTACTAAAGCTAATGAAGAAGAATTACTCTGGTATATGAATGAAGCATTACGCATTGACATTAGTGTTATTGTAGACGAGTACGAGCAACTTAAAGAAATACATAACGAGATTTGGGAATTAGAAGCATTACTTAAAACTGGTCGAGAAGCAGAATTAGGGCTAGAAGAAATTGGCCGACGTGCTATTGCTATTCGCGATCATAATAACAAGCGTGTAGCACTAAAGAACACAATGGCAGAAAAGTTAAATTGCTCTGTACGTGAAATCAAGAAAGATCATTTGTCAGAATGAAATATCGCACTGGCCATATAGATCCCTGGTGGGACGATAGCTTTAAACAGTTAGAATATAAGTATCTCCCACACAAAGACGAAGCTATGGTTAGAGAGTGGAAGTCGCAAGGTTACGCCAATATGCATCTTAATGGTGCTATCCATCCGTTAAACGATAACGAGTATGCCAAGCCATTCCTAGACTTCTTTGGTTGGAAAGACTCTGGGGCTGCACTATATCAAATGAATACAGGCGATATACTTCCTACTCACAGAGATCATTACTTAACATATCAACGAGTATTTAATATCACTGATACTAATGTTATTTGGCGAGCTATTGTGTTTATGGATGATTGGCAACCAGGGCACTACTTTGATATTGACGGTAAGCCTATAGTAGATTGGCAACGCGGAGATTATGTTGCGTGGAATTTTGATGTCCCGCATACTGCGTTTAATATGGGCACAGAGCCAAGATATACATTACAAATTACAGGAACACAACTGTGAAGATTACCGACTATAACGATCCATTTGATGCTGTACTAGACTTCGAACGAGCAGTAGCACACTATACAGGTGCTCCATATTGTGTAGCAACAGATTCGCTTACACACGCAATGGAAATAGCATTTCGTCTAACATTTAATAATAACTTAGTAATGTTTCCAGCACGTACATACCTAAGTGTACTAATGATACTACAAAAGTTAAACATTCCTTATATGTTAACAGACGAAGAGTGGTCTGGCGAATACGAATTTAAAGGCAGTAAGATTTGGGATAGTGCTCGTCGGTTTGATCGCCATATGTACAGAGATGGTCAAGTACAATGTGTTAGCTTTGGTCGTACTAAGCCGTTAGAAATAGGTCGTGGTGGATGTTTACTAACAGATAATCGTGAACTATATGAAGCTGCTAGTCGTATGCGTATGGATGGTAGAAATATTTTTAAATACAAGCCCTGGTCAACTCAAGGCGAATTTAACGTAGGGTTTCATTACTATATGAAACCCGAGGACTGTGTAACTGGTCTTAATATGCTTGTCGCTAAACAATTTACAGAACAACGTCCTGAGTTTTATAACTACCCTGACTGCAGGGAGTTAACAATTACACCATATACTAAAATTAGTATATAGTATCTAACATTGTCCTAGTTACTTTACCTGCGGCATTCTTAGGAATATCTTCAACTTGTTCTACTAAACTTGGCCAGCAGTAAGGGCCAATTTCTTTTAGTGCCGACACAATTTGATCGTCTGTATACTCGCCAACATAGATACATTTAACCCGGTCACGACCAAATATAGCTATTTGACTAAGATTAGGCAACCGTTCAAACATTTGATTTTCTAAGCTAACTGGATCTAGTTTGTATCCACGTATGTTAATTCTATCCACACTACGTCCAAGTATACGATAATAGCCTGCATCGTCTTGCTCAGCTAAATCGCCTGTGTCAAACCAACCCGATTGTGCTAAACATGGTCCGCGAATAAACAATCTACTATTATCATCAATTCTAGCATCTATTCCGCAAGGTAATCCCACTGTACCAATGCGTTGTTCACCAAATAGTGGATTAGTAAAGCTATGACTGCAAGACTCTGTCATACCAAACGACTCAATTATAGGAACTCTAAAGCGTTCTTTCATGGCGGTATATTGGTAACTAGGTAACGCAGAACTTGCACTACGAATAAATCGTAAATCTTTAAGATCTTGTTTTGCTAAAACTCGAAGAATATCCGGAATCCCTGTAAGGAACGTTGGGCTATATGTGTGTACGTTTTTAATTTCTGACGTTGGTAAGAAAGTGGTTTCACACCCAATCATCTTGCTCATCCAATAAAACATTTGACCATGTGCATGCCATAATCCCATAACGCCAACATACCTATCATTGGCAGTTATATTGTAAGCTGTGATAATTTGTTGACAAACATAGTTTACTTGTGTTTCGTTAAATCCATAAAACTTGCTGTCGCCGGTAGTACCGCTAGTATACCAAAATACTTTTTCATTTGGATAGTAGCAGCCATCTCTGTATAGTTCTTGCTCTGGGGTTACAAATATGCTCCAGTCGGCATTGTCTAGTAGGTATTGAGTTCTCTCAGCTGGTGCTGTAGGATTGAGAACCATAATACTATAGTTCTTTTCGTAACGGGAGATATAATCCCAGGGGTTTGGAACACAGATTGCCACACGCTTCATTGATTAAACAGACTTTCGGGGAATTTAAGATATTTATCCATTTAGTAGAAACGAAATAAAATTGTATTGACTCTGCGATCTAAATACTATACAATATACAAATATAGTCACTCGGAGAATAAATGTCGGATCAAAATAAACTAGTAGAAGAAGCACCGTATCATCCCGGATACGAAGATGCCGCAATGAATATGAGCGACAAAGGTTACGAAGAAGCAAACTTAGCTGATGCTATTCGCTTTAATATGCGCCGAGAAGGTAAACGCTTCTGGGCCGGTGATAATATCAGCGATTACTTGCACAAAGGCGATAAAGAAATCCTAATCAATGAAGCAACTGAAGCGTTTGAAAAGGTGTTAGATACCTTGTTGATTGATCGTGAAAATGACCCAAACTCAAAAGGCACAGCACGACGCTTGGCCAAGATGTATTACAATGAAATTATGGGAGGTAGGTATGATCCAGCACCAGATGCAACAGCTTTTCCAAATGATTCAGCGGATAGATATGAAGGAATGTTGGTTGTGCGTAGTGAACTCCGTAGCATGTGTAGTCATCATCACCAGCCCGTGTCTGGCGTGGCTTATATTGGCATTATCGCTGCCAACAAACTTATTGGTCTTAGTAAGTACACTCGTATTGCTCAGTGGTGTGCTCGCCGTGGTACTCTTCAAGAGGAACTTTGTAATGATATTGCTCGAGAAATAATGAAGGCCACTGATTCAGAGAATGTTGGTGTTTATATACAGGCTCAACATGGGTGTTGTGAAAATAGGGGCATAATGGCACACTCAAGTCTAACACAGACCACAGTATTAAAAGGTGTGTTTCAAACAGATCCAGGAACTAAGAAAGAGTTTATGGACAATATTAAACTTCAACAGGACTTTGCACCAAGATGAAATGGCTAAAGAAAGTAGTTGTTAAGTGGGTTCGAGATGATTGGCATAATAGTCAACCTGTTCAGGATGTAGCGGTAGGTGCAAGATCTGTTGATGTAGAAGGCCTATCCTTTAATGTTATGCCGGCACAGGGCGGAACTGTAGTACAGATTCGTTGCTACGATCGTAAGACTGATCGCAACAATCACATCACACACGTGATTCCCGACGGCGAAAACATTGCCGAACGTATTGGACAAATTGTCAGTATGGAGTTATTAAGAGCATGATTAATAGCATTGGTTCAGGACCCAATAACGGATATCTTTCTGTTAATGGGGGATATGGCAGCAATCCTTACGTTAGTCCCAATTCAAGTAACCCAATGACCGGAATGATCAGACTGAATGGTAGTAATATGGAAGTGTTCGATGGCACAAGCTGGCTTGGTATGGGTTATCGATCAGTTGAGGTTAGTCTAAGCGGCGCAGCTATTAGTGCTCTAGATTGGGCTAATAAAAAGATGCACGAAGAAACTCGCATACAGGAACTTGCTAAAAATAATGTAACAGTAGCCGATGTGTGGAACAAGTATCAAGAAGCGCAGGAACAACTCAAAGTAGTTTTAACACTAACAGATAAATCGTGATAGCTCAAACACTACAAACACTTGTTGGAGAAGTAAACGGATTATGGTCTTGGATTGTAGGAATAATTGCTGGATGGGGGTTAACATTTACACTTGTTGTTGCAGCCCTTATATACGCACATCTTCGTGTTAGTAAGTTAAAGAAAGATCTTGCTAGCATACACAATCAACACGTTACAGAAACTAGAGATTTAAGTCTTCGATTAAGGAAACTTGAAAAATGAAATTCAGTGATATATTGTCTTTGGTTATTGCTACTGCTATCCTTATTGCTGGTATTGTTTATCAACTTGGTATAGGGCATTTAGTTCGATAATGCAAGCACTTCCTCCGGGCTGTCGAGTAGCGTACGAAATCCGTTTTATCATAGGCGAGCTTACCGATGAAATGGGCGAGTGGTTTAACATGATTGGCGGACAGGCCACTAGAGTTGAATGGTGGGATAGTCGAGGTCGCAAACAATATACAAATCAAGTACAATACGGTAAAGCAAAACCTAGTCATAGGATGCAAAATGGTTCCAATCAAAATATAGTAAGATTTGATGGTGCAGATGCAAGTACCGCTAGTATGTTTTTAATCAAGTTTATGGATTACATTATTTCACACAATTTAAAAGAAGCAGAACACTATGTCTAGACAAGTATATTATAAAGATTCAACAGTTAAAGGATGGGTACACGAAATCGTTCGTAGTATGGCAAAAGATGATTGGCACCCCGACTATGTTGTTGGACTTACACGTGGCGGACTAGTTCCGGCACTTATGCTTAGTCAATACTTGGATGTTCCGATGGAAACTCTTAAAGTTAGCTTTCGTGACGATAATGCCAGTCCCGAAAGTAACTTATGGATGGCCGAAGATGCATTTGGTTGGGTGCCCGAACATGATAAAATCTTATCCGACTTTGACTACAGCCTATGTGCTAAAAAGATTTTGATTGTAGATGATATCAATGATACCGGTGCTACTTTACAGTGGATTCAAGAAGATTGGCGAGATAGTTGTATGCCAATGCACGATCGCTGGGAAGATGTCTGGGGTAACAATGTACGTACCGCGGTGTTAATTAACAACGAAGCAAGTGATTTTAAAACAGTAGACTATGCGGGTCTAAATATCAACAAACTAGAGGAACCAATTTGGTGTGTGTTTCCTTGGGAAGAATGGTGGAAATAAAATGAATTGCAAATTTAATTGGGCATCGTTTCCAAAATATACTATTAACATCGGTTCATTGTCTGTACCGGCCGGAATCATTCAATATTTTAAAAACTACAACATCGACAAGTATGTGTATTGTATTATGTTCAAAGGTATTGTTATTAAATTTGGAATGAGTGCTCCGGAAAGCCCTAGTAGAGAGTGGGGCGAACGTGTTTATCGACAAATTGGACATTGTTACAGTTGGGGCAAAGGTATACGCATCGAAGGATCAAGCGGAGCCGATTGGCTAGTAATAGAAAGAGACTTTAGAGAGTTGTACGGATTTGATATCGATCATAATGAATTAAAACTAATAGTGTGGGACGTTACAAACTATGCGTTTCAATCTTTTAATCCATTTAACGAAGTTGAATCAATGGAAAGCGAGCAAATTAATAACTATGTTGAAATATTTGGCGAAAAGCCAATTGGCAATATCAACGACGAAGCTAATAAACGCAATAGAACTTTTGTCAGCAAAGACCATTGGAATAATCTAGTAGAAGAGGAAAGCCTCTTTGTAGAGGAATAATATGATAGCATGTCTAGCTATTATCGGTGCTGGCTTCTTAGGTGCATTAGGTTGGTTTGGTGCTAATCAATATGTTATTGATCCATACCTTAAACAATTACCGGCACCCGAAAAATACGAACCAAAGAAACCAGATGCCCCAGTTGCACAAAACAATAAATAGTATTATCCCCAAAATCAGCGGCCTTTCGGCGTCATCCCGCTTTACAAATTCTGCCGCCTATGCTATAATTAACATAGGAGATCAAGCATGAATACAATTGAAATACCAATTCCGCGACAGTACAAATATACCAGCACCAAAGAATACCACGACGCATTTCCCTGCGCTTATCGCCAATGGAGAGCAGACAGTCATTGTAACTTAATTCACGGCTATTCATTTAGTATGAAGTTTTACTTTGGAACAGACGATTTAGATGTACGTAACTGGGCTGCCGACTACGGTGGTCTTAAAGAACTTAAAGGCATCTTAGAAAGTCAATTTGATCATACGCTATTAGTAGCCGAAGATGATCCAGAACTTGAAACTTACAAATTACTACAAGAAAAAAATCTTGCTAAACTAACTATCCTACCAAAGTTAGGTTGCGAAGGTCTAGCAGATCAATTATACAAATATGTTAACGGTGTTTATATCCCGGATATGTGGGGTCAAGCAGAAGCAGATAGACTTTGGTGCTATCGCGTGGAAGTTAGAGAAACGCAAAGCAATATGGCATTCCGTGAAGGCCATCGTGAATGGAATGAGGACTTGTTTGCGTGAGTAAAGTAAATGAAATCCTAGACATACTCCAAGAGGAGTGTGCTGAAGTTATCCAGGCTATTAGCAAGATTCGCCGTTTTGGAATTGATAATTCGTACAAAGATGGCGGAACTCAGCGTGAGCATTTAGTACAAGAACTAGGCGATGTTACACTATTGATAGAACTATTAAAAGCTCATAGAGTTTTTACAGATGCAGAACTACGTGCGGCGCAGTTGCGTAAGAGTCAAAAATTAGTTGAATGGTCAAAAATATATGAAGATTAAAGTTAGCGAATTATTTTATAGTTTACAAGGCGAAGGTCGCTTTGTTGGAGTACCCAGTGTATTTTTACGCACTTATGGCTGTAACTTCCAGTGTGCTGGATTTGGTTGCAAACCTGGAGAGAAATCAACAGGTGCAGACGAAGTTGCTAAGGTCGTAGACAAATATTCGACATTCTTGAGCTTGCCGTTAGTTGAGACAGGCTGTGATAGTTATGCGTCGTGGCATCCTGCATTTAAACACCTTTCGCCTACATTGACTACTGAAGAACTTGTAGATCAAATGTTAGCATTGACTCCTAACAACTGCTGGATACAAAACAATGGCAACGATGTACATTTAGTTATTACAGGCGGCGAGCCATTGTTAGGTTGGCAACGTGCTTATGCTGAATTACTAAGTCACCCACGCATGGCAGACCTAAAGAACATTACATTTGAAACTAATGGTACTCAAGAACTACACGAAGACTTCCGCGATTACTTAATTGAATGGGCTAGTGAAAAGGCCGATAGAGAAGTTACATTTAGTGTTAGTGCTAAACTAAGTGCGTCCGGCGAACTGTGGGAAGATGCTATTAAACCTAAAATTGTTAATATCTATCAAACATACGGACATACATATCTTAAGTTTGTTGTAGAAACTGTAGATCACGTCAACGAAGCAGTTAGAGCTGTTGATGCTTTCCGTGCAGGTGGATTTAAAGGTGTTGTTTACTTAATGCCACAGGGCGGTGTTGTTACTCCGTATGATGCAAACAAATTAAACATTGCCAATATCTGTTGCGAACGTGGATTTAATTATAGCCCACGACTACACGTAGACTTATGGGGCAACGGTTGGGGTAAGTGAAAGTAAGGTACGGAATGTTCCCACAAGGATTATACAATATTAATCATATGCCAATACCAGAAAGTATAGGAGTTGTTATGCCTGACGATTACAATGAAGAACAATTTTTAAAACGGGCGTGGACTGATTTAAAATGGTCGCTGTGGCCTAGACGGTGCCATTCTAGTGGACGACGTTTGTGGCTAACTCAGGCCTATCGTGCTCAGTATGTTATTACAGGTCCCGGTGATCCTGCCGTATGGACTCGCTGGTATAGCACTACTGAAATGCTTATATTGAAACTAAAATACGGTGTCTGAAAAGAAGTCTAATGTTGCTGATGGTCATACTAGCTTTGATATTATAGTTGGCAATGTCTTAATACCTTTCTTTAATCGCAATATAAGTACATACCCAACCGAAGCAGGCGGTCCAAAGTTTGACCTAATACCTGTAGAGAAGCAAAAAGACCTTATGATCAATCATGCTAGGATGTATGCCCAGCAAGAGTACGATCGTATTATGGAATTAGTTAAAGTATTAGAACGTCAAGCAGCAGGTATTAAACGTAGGTTGGATATTACAGATATGGTACATGCCGCTGAATATCAGTTTCAAGTGGTAATGGGTCATTGTTATTGGTTAGTGTGGGACGAACGAAAACAAAAAATGCTGTTAATTCAAACTGGACCAAACGATTGGACAACTGGTACTCCGGTTGACTATAGGTACATAAGTCAAGTAAAATATATGGGTGACCATACTTGGTTAGAAATTGAGGAGAGCAACAATGGCAACTAAAAAGCCAGTAGCAAAGAAAACAGTAACAAAACGAGTTCCGGCTAAAAAACCTGTGGCTAAAAAGACACCGGTTAAAAAGACCCCAGCTAAAAAGAAAGTTGACTTTACAGGAATGACTCCGCGTCAAATTGCCGACGCCAACGGCGAGCCATGGGTTAGCGTTGTTCAGGTTGAGCTTGACCCAGACAATATTGGCAATGGTGCATTTGAACTAGATTGGAATGATAAGTTTATTACTAACTTGGCACGTGCTGGGTTTAAAGGCAAAACAGATGCAGACATGGTAGATCAATGGTTTGCCGATGTGTGTCGTAATGTTGTAGCAGAAAACTTTGAACAGTGGGAAGCTAATCAGCCAATTGGTGATCGTCCACGAGAAATTAATCGCAGAGACCTAGGCGACGGAAGAACTGAAGTATCGTGATAGTTTATGTAAACGGCGACAGTCATAGTGCTGGCGCAGAAGCTGTTAATCCTTATTGTTTTGCCGAAGATGACCCAATGTACTGGGCATTAGGTAGACGACCACACCCCGACAACGAACGTGCTAGCTACGGATGCGATTTAGCAAATCAATTATCTGCTATACTAGTTTGCGATGCAGAAAGTGCTAGTAGCAATGATCGTATATTAAGAACAACCAGAGAGTATCTCAAAACAGAAAAACCTAACTTATTAGTTATAGGTTGGTCTACTTGGGAGCGAGAAGAATGGTTGTACAACGATACTTACTATCAAGTTACAGCCGGTGGTACAGATACAGTTCCCCCAGAAGCAGCCGAACGGTATCGTACATGGGTAATTGAACAAGATGAAACTACAAGAGAACGCAAGTTAATTGACTGGCACAACCGTATATACGAATTTCACACAGAGTTAAGCGATTCTGATATTCCTCATTTATTTTTTAACACCTACAGTGATTTCAGTGCCATTAGAAGTCAGCATTTTAAACCTGGTGTAGTTCCACCTGCAGAATATGATTGGAATAACTGTTACGTTAATCCGTACGAACACAATTACACATACTACTACTGGTTAGCCGACCAAGGCTTTAAAACAGTAAATCCCAATAGTTATCACTATGGTGCAGATGCACATAGAAAGTGGGCAGAGTTTCTTTATGAATTTTTGGCAGACAACCCAGTTTCCGTATAGCTGGAATCATCGTGGTGTAACAGTACCATGGTCGGGTTCAGACCACGAAATTAGTTATCGTAATAATATTGAGCGCGACCTGTGGCAAAATATTGACATCTCCTATACATACAATGCCCATGGTTTTCGCACAGACGAATTAACCAAGCACCTTGGACAACCTGTAGACCTAGCACTAGGTTGTAGTTTAACTGAAGGTATTGGTGTTCCTCTTAAAGATGCTTGGCCTAGTATTGTTGCCGAACAACGTAGTGTTCCTATGTTAAACTTAGGAATACAAAGCGCCAGCACAGATACTGTGGCACGTATCTTAACTAACTGCATCGGACTGTTTGATATACAACACGTATTCATATTATGGCCCGATATGGCACGATTTGAACTTTACAACAAAGACCGCATCGAATCTGTAATTCCTACCACAGCCAATACCGAACACGTTTGGTATATGGACAACGATAATGCACAACAACGATATTACCGAAATCGGCTATTGGTTCATTCTTTTGGGTTACCCATAATCGAATATACAGCTAGGGATATTTTTAACCCAGAATCGCGTGGAGCCGTTGATCGTGCAAGGGATGGGCAACATTTTGGTATTCAAAGCCACAGAATAGTTGCTTGGGAATTCATTAAAGGTTTGACAGCTAAATAATAATATGCTACTATTACTATATGAAATATTTAATCGTAGATACCGCTAATACCTTTTTTCGAGCCAGACATGCCGCCCACCGCCAAAGTGATACGTGGGATAAGCTAGGCTTTGCCATTCATGTTACCTTAAGTAGTGTAGCAAAAGCATTTCGTGATCAGCGAGCTGACCATGTAGTGTTCTGCCTCGAAGGTCGTAGCTGGCGTAAAGATTTTTATGAGCCTTACAAGAAAAATCGTGCTGTAGCCCGAGCAGCGTTAACCGAAGCTGAACAAGAAGAAGAAAAGTTATTTTGGGAATCGTTTGACGAACTTAAAACCTTTGTCTATGAAAAAAGTAATTGTACTGTGCTACAGCACGAACAATTAGAAGCCGATGATTTAATTGCCGGTTGGATACAAGCACACCCGCAGGACGAACATGTTATTGTTAGTAGTGATACTGATTTTTATCAATTACTTTCTGCTAACGTAAAACAGTATAACGGAATATCAGATGAACTGCACACTATTGAAGGCATTTTTGACAAAAAAGGTTCCCCAGTCAAAGATAAAAAAACTAAGGAAAACAAATCCATCCCTGATCCGACTTGGATCCTTTTTGAGAAGTGTATGCGCGGTGACCCCACAGACAACGTATTCAGTGCGTTCCCTGGGGTTAGGAAAGTTGGAAGTAAGAATAAAGTTGGGCTCCAAGAAGCGTTCGAAGACCGTGATAAAAAGGGCTTTGCGTGGAACAACCTAATGTTGCAACGCTGGACTGACCATAATGGTGTTGAACATCGTGTACTAGACGATTATAATCGCAATGTAACACTTGTAGACTTAACCGCACAACCAGATGACATTAAGGTAAAAATTGCAGAAACTATTGCTACAAATAGTGTTCGTAAAGAGATACCACAAATAGGAACTAAGTTTATGAAGTTTTGTGGCAAGTACGATTTAAAACGTATTAGCGACAATGTACAAAATTTTGTAGACTTCTTATCAGCTGGGTACCCAGAATGATTTTTGCAAATCTAAGATTGGCTATATTAAATTGGCTAGCGGCTCCATCTCATAGCGTATTTAATAACTTATATAAGAAAGAAAAAACTATGGCAATGACCAATCCATCACAAACCACTTACACGCTAGGAGTAGGCGGCGGCAGCGTTCCTTATAATAACGGCACAGGACACAATTATTACACAACACAACCACAGGTACAACAAATGAACTTAGGAACCACTACTATTAACTTTAACGTAGCAAAAGCCAACGGTGGCTGGATCGTGCAGGTTAATCCTCATCAGAATCATAACACAATAAACCTTACTGGGCTAGCTGAAAATAGACAAGCTGAACTATATCTCATTCACGACAGCGAAGACTTTGATGCAGCCTTGGGTAAGATTGTAACTATGAGTTGTTTAAAAGGCGAGCAAAAGTGATAACACTCTTACTCATTCTTGTAGCATTACAATTTAAACATTGGTACATCGACTTTGTTAATCAAACAATGGAAGAAGTAAACGCCAAAGGCATCTATGGTAACTGGATTGGAATGCAACACAGTATTAAACACGGTATCGCTACTATGATGATCATGCCGGTGTTCTTTGGCATTGAGGCAGGATTAGTCGTTGGATTTGTATTAGGATTGTTTGACTTTGTTACGCACTATCATATTGATTGGGCGAAAATGAACTGGGGTAATAGAGATATCCAGACTCCAGCATTTTGGGCACACCTTGGCTTTGACCAAATGATGCACCAACTTGTATATCTCGCAATTATAGGATTAATTATTGTATGACCGAAATGATCGCAAAACCCGTAGTAAAAAATAAAATGTGGATTGTAGAACTCTACGGCAATAAAGTAGGCAGTATCATGGCCGTTGAAGAAAGTGGATTTGTATACATCCACGATGACCAACGTGAAATGTTTTCGTCTATTAAATTGATAAGCGCCAAATACAATATTGAATTTGTCAAGGCAGAAAAAGTCAAACGTGAAAAACAAGACGTTTACGATGTCTACGGATTCCCATCTAATAATCGTCCACATAACGAAGTCCTGGATGTTCAACGTTACTTGCCTATCTATACTAAAACAGCAAAATCAAAAAGTTTTTTCTGTGCTGGCTATTACATTATTAAATTTAGTTCAACTTGGGTACGTGCATACTGTCCTAAACTTATCACACTAAATCGATACGAATACCAAGGTCCGTTTAAGACTCAAGAACGTATGGTTGAATCGATGCGAGAGGCCAATGGACAATAATTTGCCTTTTCACATTAAAATGTTTAATGATAGGGTAAGGGCTATGAACCAAGGCAATGGTAAACTTCTTACATTAAATCCGCAAGAAGCTCGCAATTTACATGCGGAAATCTACGATTTGATGGCCACAATCGCCAACTTATCTAAGACTCAGGAAAGTTCTATTACCAGTGTAAATGTCGGCATGGATGGTGGAAGTTTTAAATAATGTACGTATATTATTGAGATAAATAAACTGTATATCAAGGATAAGTGAAATGAGCCGACCTAAACCAACCGTATTGTTGGATCACGTAAATAAGACAACATATAAGAGCGAACAAGTACTCAGCTCTGAAGGTATCTGGGCGGTCTTCTACGACAATCAACCTATCAATCTAAAAACAGCAAATGTACTAGTAGCGTATCCTGGTCCTAAGTACAAGAAAAATAGTTTCAGTAATCCTGGACACGCAATCAACCTCTGCAAGAAACTCAACACCTTGTTCAAGACCGACAAGTTCAGTGTTGTCTTGCTCAAAGCCGGTGACAAAGTCTTCCCCTAAGCGTTACACCCAACGTCAGCTAACTAAAATATTTGTAGAACAAGCTGACATTCCTCTTGGCCACACTACCGACATGCAAATGCGTTGGTGGAAGAATCCTACTGATCCAAACAGTCTAAGACTCACACTTGCTGGTCTACAGTTTGTTAAAGCACAACTCAAGTTGACCAGTTACGACTTTGCCTTGTCGGAAGAATTAACCAACTACAACATACTGCAATTAGAACGTCTATTCAAAGGTATGTATTATTTGCTCAAGCGACAGAAACTTATTGTATTCGAGGAAGAAGAAGCTGTAATGTTGAGCTTGCACGGAAACAACCTTAAGGGCTACTTAGACAGTTTAGACAACGCTGGATAAATATTTCATGCTCTTATACGAAATGTCCCAACCGTTAACTCAGTTCAATCCATTGCTTGTTGAGTTTTGGCGGAGTCGTACGCCCGAGCAGATGCGATACTACTTTGTACAAAATAACTGTTACGGTGCTAGTCAAGATTTAATTAAATTTCTAGACGAAGTTAAGGGTATACAGACAGCAGAAATAGTTCCAATTGGCCGTATTGTAAACGGCAAAAAACAAGGCGGCTGGTTTAAATCCGACGTTCCCGATACAAGTCTAGATGCATTTACCAAACAGGAAATAGCCGATTGCCGTAGTCAAGGTCTCGACCCACGAAAAAAATCAGATCGTATTGCATACATTACAAATAATCAATTAGAAGACGAATTTTGTTGGATACCACACAGTTGGGTAGAAATTCGCGGTAAGATTCTAGATCCCAGCGGTTTCTACACAAACGGGCGCAGTGGACAATTTGATCGTATGGTTACTGATAAAAGTAGTGTAGACTCCCGCTACAAGTACTTCTAAACTGTTGTAAAAAAGCGACAGACCAAAAAACCCATTCTATAGTATACTAGCTGTATTGTAACTACTGTGGGTTTTTGTATGAACAACAAAATTACCATATTTTTTGGTATTGTAATTACTGTATTGTTAGTTAGATTGGATTTTAAAACCGAGTTACTTAATGATCGTGTAGACCAACTTGAAGATGTCGTTGTTAAAACCAATCACGGTATCAAGTACACTAAGAGCGACATTGATTGTTTAACTCGAAACATTTATTACGAAGCTGGTAATCAGTCCGATGTCGGCAAGTATGCTGTAGCCACAGTAACATTAAATCGCATACGTGCAGGCCGCTGGGGCGATACGGTATGTAAGGTTGTTTATGCCAAGGCGCAATTTAGTTGGACTATGGCTAAGAAGTTGCATAAGCCAGACCCCGACGTATGGCAACGTAGTCGAGACATTGCTGTTTCATCGTTGCATGGCTATCGTGTGAAAAGCCTACAGAAAAGTCTACTTTATCATGCTGACTATATCAAAGCGCCAAACTGGGCAGATCCTTCGTACAAAATTACCCAAATTGGAACACATATCTTTTATACTAAAGGCAAAGGTAGTACAATAAACATATGAAATATTATTGTGTAATGTATTGGTACACTACTAAACTTAACCGCAAGGTACATCAGGTTAAGAATGGTTCTGCACGACGTCGTGCCAATAGTGCCCGTGAAGCCGCAGAAATTCGTATTAAAGAACAAGTAACAGCCGCCAACTCTGCTGACCCTTACGAAATACTACACGTCGAGGACGTTAGCGATATATGCGAAACAGGCGAGAAGCACGAAAGTCTGAGTAAGTTGCGTCAACTCGAACAAGGTATTCTGCACCCAAAGCAAAAGCGTATGGGCATGTGGGTTCCCAGTGACAACACCGCAAGCGAGTGGTTCTTTGATACTAAGCAAGAGTCAGTAGATAATGTAGTTGCTGTGGGCAAACAGTTAATCAACGAATGCCGGCACGGTGTTATGGCCTTAGAAGACTTTCCAGCATTTCCGTACCAACAGTCAATTGTTGATTGGGCCGCTGATAAATTCAATTCCGGCATCAATGATATTCTTATTAATGCTATTATGCGAGCAGGTAAGTGTTTTATTACATACGAAATTGCTCGTAAAATTAAAGCTCGCAAGATTTTAGTTGTTACAGCCAAGGTCGGTGTTAATGACAGTTGGTCTAGTTTATTGCCCAACGGAGAAGAAAGCCACGTCAATTATGCAGACTGGCAATATCACGATTATAAAAAGATCAAGCATATTAAACCCACTAAGAATGTAGACGTGGTATTTGTCAGCTTGCAATTTATCAACAAGCATTTTGATAATCCCAATACCTTACTTGCTGATATTTTTAATACTGAATGGGATCTAGTTGCATTCGATGAACAACATTATGCAACAGAAACAGATAACACTCAACGCCTGTGGGACACGTTAGACTTTAAAAATAAAGTTGAATTAAGTGGTACTCCATATAAGACTGTATTAAGCGGTCGGTACGAATCTGACAACATTTATAACTTCGACTATGTAGATGAACAGGTATTACGACGTGAAGCACTTGTTACTCCGGATACTGTGTTAGCTCGAGCATTTAAGTATCGTGCTGATATTAATTATGCTATGGTTAATATCCCAGATAAAATTAAAGATATGTTAGGGGAAGATGGATTTACCTTTCCCAAACTATTTGCCACAGATAAAGTACAATTTAAGAATGTAATTGCTGTTAACGAGTTTCTAACTTTTGCTGTACAAACATATAAAAAGCCGCCGGCTCGTTTCCTTCCTTTTGCTGACATGTTGTCAAGACATGCTCTCTGGGTATTGCCTAATGATGTTGCGGCTATTAACGCATTAGAAAAGATGCTTAAAAAACATCCATTCTTTGGCAAACGTCGTATTATCAATGCCAGCGGTAAGGGTGTTAAAGATATTCAAACAGTCAAAGACCTAATCCAACGTGATACTATCGAAGGCGGTGTTGGTACAATTACACTTACCTGTGGACGATTCTTAGAAGGTACTAGTGTACCTGAGTGGTGGTCAGTACACCAAATGAACAACGACAAGAGTGCCGCAGACTATTTCCAAGGTAGTTTCCGTTGTAAGACTCCCAATGCCCGAGACGAAAAAGCCAGTGTAATTGTATTTGACTATGCACCAGAACGTTTCGTTAGTGTAGTGTACCAACATTGCGAACGTGTAAGTGATCCTACTAAACCTGTTAGTAATATTATTAGTCAATGGTTAGATGTTAGCGAAGTATACGACTATACTGGTAACCAATGGAACATTATGTCCGGTGAAGATATCAGTCGACGTTTCTTAAGCGATATCAATAACTATATGGATCGAGTAGGACAAGCGGTAGATCCTGCAGGCATTGACGCCGGTATTATTCAACTGTTAGCAGATAAAAAGAAAGATTCAAATCAAACTAGTGCCAAGAGTCAACTTAATGGAAATGATATATTAGAAGGTTCTAATAAGAAACGTGTGTTCAGTTCAGGTACACCAGTTAGCGGATGGAAGAAACCTGTTGACCCAGCAGAAGCTGCCGAACAACAAGTACGATATGCTCTTAAGCAAATTTTCAAACTAATTGATGTAGGTTGGGCTGATAATATTACATTCAGTAGTCTAACCGATATTATTCGCTGTAAGGATACAATGCTAGTAAACGAAATTACAGGGCTTACCCCCGATGAATGGAAGGAAATCTTGCCTGCTGTAAACCAGGTTGTTATTAACCGAGCAATGGGCCAATACAATGATTTCCAATAACATTCGCCAACGTATCAAGCAAATAAAGCTGTACAGTAGCCAAGGCAATCAAACTATATTGTCTGAAACTAATGCTCGTATTTTGCTGTCGTACATTAAGGAAAAAGATCTTAAGGATCCTGCAACCACCTATTGCGATCCACAATGTGGTAGCGGTAGCATTATGCTGGTTCTAGCTGATATTCTTATGGAAAAGCTGGCCAAAGCCATCCCAGATGAACAAGAACGCCTAGAACATATCTTTCAAAATCAAATCTTTGTTAACGATATTAATAGTGTACAAGCTCGTATTGCCCGTAGCAATTTTAAACGTGCTGTAAACAATAAAGACTTTGAAGTTAATGTAACCGAAAAGAACTGTTTTAACATTGAAGATCGCTATACCTATGTAATAAGTTCTGTGGATTTTAAAACTATTAATAGTTTTGTACCCGTATGGCGATTACAATGTCAACGATTAATTATTGTTAGTCGTTCCAATAAAATCGACTACTCGTCGCATAAGATTAACGAAATTTCCGTATTCAGACACTTAGAAAGAACTTCTAGTAGTTTGCTGTCAATGATGATATTTGAGCCTGTTAAAAAGAATAAAATTGTTGAGTTTACCGATGGCGAAACTATTCTTAAAATTGATAGCCCAGCACGGTTGCCCGGCCTAGATCTTAAACTGTATGCCTACGCACACGAAGTATGCAGTCTTGGGTTACCGGGCATTAATGCCAACTACGGATCTTATGTGTCCAATCACGAAAAGGTATTAAACAATCCTGGTCGTGTTCCGCTTATCTATCAAGTTGGCCCAAAGGGCAAAGGCTTCTTAAAAGTAATCAAGGTAAGTGCTAAGATCATTACACCACAAGAAGGGGTAGGATTGCACAAAGTAGTTATTAGTAAGAACGGTAATCCCAATAATCAAAGTGTGTTAAAGTACGCCGGTCCCGAATACGGTACAGGACATAATGCACTATGGATCGAAGTCGCTGATCCTGAAGAAGCAGACAAAATGATCAAGTATTGGGAAAGTGCTCCTATACGAGCATTGAGCCTATCACTTAATGCTAACAATCCGGCCAATGGAAAAGGATTCTGGCTTGACATTCCTACAAGAGATAACTATAATAAAGTAAAACAAATCTATGACAAGTATTACAAATCCTAAAATCCTTACATATTATAATGATCTATGCACCGCATGGAATTTTACACCAACGGATAAAGTTTGTACTGGATATGAAAGTGTTACACCGCAATTAAAAGCTCTAGGTAAAGCTGCTTGGTCGGCTGCCGATGACGCTGGTAAGGAAGAAATACAACAACGAGTATTTGATATCTATCGATCAATTAATATTGTTCCTATTACTTACTATAACCTAGAAGGTTGTCGTGAACAATTAATTGAATTGTCAACTAAAACTAAAAGTGTCAAAGACCGCACACTAGGCGTTGGTAATAACGAAGGCCTTGGATTTGGTCGCTTTTGGTTTGAAAACATGCAAGATGCTTATACAAGAAAAGACAAAGAAGTCAGTACCCGCGGTCGCTTCCTTAACGATGCAAAATTAAAACGTGCAATTAAATTATGTTATGTTAATCGCGATGAAGGTGAATTTACTGTATTACCAAAGAATATTCGTCGTGCATTAGAACTAGTAAGTGGTGGTAGCATTCAAAACTTTAAACCAATGAACGCCAGAGCAATGTGGGAATACCTGTGCCCTAACTTCATGGGCAATGTTCTAGACTTTAGTTCAGGCTACGGCGGTCGCATGATGGGTGCAATGACTAGTAAAATGAGATATCATTATACTGGTATTGATCCGAATACTCGAACATTCAATGGTCTTGATGCACTAGGTGATTTATTACTTGAATGTAATCTTGGCCAAGGTTATAGTATGAACCATTGCACCAGCGAAGAATTTGATCCAGAACCAGAATATTACGATGCAGCTTTTAGTAGCCCACCATACTTTAATTTAGAAACCTACTCGGATGAAGAAACACAATGTATGAATCGTTGTAGTAATTTAGATGCCTGGTTTGAACTGTATGCTGAACCAACACTTAAAATGATTCATAAAGGACTATCTAGTGAAGGGCTGTATGCTGTAAACATTGCTGACTATAAAACCGGCAAAGAGCAATTTGCTATAGTTGATCGCTGGAAAAACCTAAGCGAAAAAGTGGGTTTTGAGTACCAAGAAACTGTAGATATGATGCTAAATGTACGCCCGGGAGTGGGCAATAATAAGCTAGAAAACGGGTACAAAAGCGAAGGAATTTACGTTTTTCGCAAAAAACCCTAATAAAAACAACAACTTAGCTACTTAAAATACCGCTTTTTAGCGGTATTTTTTTGGTTGACCCGAAATGGCCTCTCCTATATAATGTATGTATAGTGATTAATAAGGAGCTAAAAATGTTGAAATTTGCTAACTTTGCTAAAAATGGTCAAACAATCCGTGCATACGATTTCAAGCCAATGGCAGGTCGTGAAGATTGTTATGTTGAAGGCGTTGTAGAAGCAGCAAATTGTAACGAGCCTGGCTATAATTGTTTTAAAATTACCGTTACCAAAGATGTATTTGATGGTAAGGAATCTGTAGAACGTGGTCGTGGTTGCCGTGTTGGTCAGATTGTGTTTGTACCACACCAAGTAAGTTTTATGGAATATGATGCACGTATTTTGAATCTGAGCGAATAAGGCTGTAATGGGGTCGTGCGATCCTTGGGGAGCCTTGATACCCCAGAAACTTGCGGTCACTTTTTGCTGGTTTTTGACCTAAAATAAAAACTAGCACTTTTTTAAAGTAGTTGTATTAAAACTACAGACATAAAATGAAGTGTTGTTGTATAATTTGTATATCAATTAACAAAAAGGAGTTTTTAAATGTCCGTGACTGAGAATCGTAGTGTTAGCCCTACAGAAGCCCGTAGCCGTATCTTACGTTGTTTCAAAAATAAACGTCCAGTATTCCTATGGGGTCCTCCCGGAATTGGTAAGAGCGAAATCGTTGCAAGTTTAACTGAAGAACTTGGCGGCCATATGATTGACTTACGTCTAGGTCAAATGGAGCCGACAGATATTCGCGGTATCCCATTCTTTAATAAGAACAAAGAAGTTATGGATTGGGCTCCCCCAATTGACTTGCCAGATGAAGAACTTGCTAGTCAGTATCCTATCGTTGTCCTGTTCTTGGACGAAATGAACTCTGCGGCACCTGCTGTACAGGCCGCTGGTTATCAGCTGATTTTGAATCGTCGTGTAGGCAAGTACAAGTTGCCAGACAATGTAGTTATTGTTGCTGCAGGTAACCGTGAGTCAGACAAAGGTGTTACATATCGTATGCCTACTCCACTTGCAAACCGTTTCGTTCACTTGGAAATGCGTAAGGACTTTGACAGCTGGTTTAACTGGGCTGTAAACAATCAAGTTCACCAAGATGTAGTAGGTTACTTGAGCTACGCTAAACAAGACTTGATGGACTTTGATCCTAAGTCAGCTAGCCGTGCATTCGCTACTCCACGCTCTTGGACATTCGTGTCACAATTCTTGGATGATAAGGATGCAACAGACGCAGAACTTACAGACTTGATCGCAGGTACTGTAGGCGAAGGTCTAGCTGTTAAGTTTATGGCACACCGTAAGGTTGCAGGACAAATGCCTAACCCAGAAGATGTATTGTCTGGCAAGGTAAATGAACTCAAAGTCAAAGAAATCTCAGCTATGTATTCGTTGACTATTAGCCTGTGCTATGAACTGCAAGAACAGTACAAGAAACTTGGTAAGGATAAACTTGCTGATTGGCATAAACAAGCCGATAACTTCTTGAAGTTTATGATGGCGAACTTTACTACAGAGTTGGTTGTTATGGGTGCTCGTGTTGCATTGACTACTTATAACTTGCCAATGGTACCAGGTAAAATGGCATCGTTTGATGAGTTCCACAAGCGTTTTGGCAAGTATATTATTGCCGCGAGTGGTAAGTAAAGACTTTTCGCTAGCTAGTCACTGGCACGGAGGCAGGTCCCTTTCCCGTAAGTCCTCCAACTTATTATGAACTATGATTTTTGCGAAGAACTAGATACACCAGAAATCATGGTGATACTTAATAAACATTGGTGGTACGCAAATGCTGCAGATATTACTGAATGGTTTAAACAGTCAAGTGCCACAGCGTTTGGTAATAATAGTATGATGTTGTTTATACCAGAACCAGCTGATCGTACATATTTTATGCTAAGGTGGCCGCAATGATTATCGAAGCAGTTATACTAGCCCTAAGTATCAGTAGCGTTGTTAGTACAGAAACTACAGGTAAAGGTATCACTGATCATGCAATAAGTATGGCAAATGGTAAGGATTGTAAAATGGCAAGGATGGTACACGATGAAAAAATCTGTCAAGACGAACCCGAAGGTACAGTCACCGTTACTGCCGCACCAGCAACAATTCGTGCAGTGGGCACCGACTCAGTTACGCGGGCAAATGACGTCTTTGCGGCAAGAGCGAGGAAGTCCAATGAAACTCGTTAAACTAGACCGCAGGCATACCGGTCATCAGTTTTTAGCCTATTATGTAGAACCGGGCAGAACTTGGGCAATCGGTAAAAGTACAGAAGAAAGAGTTGAACAGTTTTTTGAATGGCGTAATTGGTGTTGGGAAGTATTCGGCCCGGGTGTTGAACGTAAGTGGATTACCTTACATCCAACTGGAAAGGGATTAGAAAGCCTAAATCGTTGGTGCTGGCACACTGAGTATGACGAGATGCGGTTATATTTTAAAGATGAGGCAACAGCCAGTGCCTTTATGTTTCACTGGAACCCATAATGGAAGATGATCTATTTTTTAAAAGATTCCCTGTAGAAAAACAGGAACAGGTTAGACAGTTAGTTGCCTATGCTCAACTCATGGGCTTGGATGGCAAGGACCTGGTCAGTATCGGCGGTAAGCTGGATCGTATTAAAGCATCAGCTGAATATCGTCGTAACCGGAGCTTGATCGAAACATCCTTTAAGTTCTTATACGTAGGTAAGGACTCAAGTGAGTATCAACTAAACAGTCGCTGGCGTATTAAGACCACTGGGGGTAGTTATACGTTTGAAGCACGTGGTTGGGATACTTACCGTGTTCGTAGCAATAAAACCGATGCTGTCCGTGAACACAGGGTTACTGCGGACTATAGCCTAGGCACCGGTGATTATTACAAACGGCGTCGCTATGCCGTTATGTTAGACGTTGCACACGGTGTTTTTCCGCTGAATTTCTAGGTAAAAAGTGTTGTTTTTAGACTACAGACCAGAAATGGCAAAAGTAGTATAATATGTATATTGATAAGGAATCGTGACTATGACTACAGCAGAATTAAACAAACCTAAAACAGTAACAGACCCCAAAGTAGATGCTGCCGCACGTGAAAAACTGATTACCGCACGTATTGGTTTATTGCTTAAAGCACCATTCTTTGGTAATCTTGCTACTCGTATGAACTTGGTAAATGGCGACGACTGGTTGCCAACAGCCGCAACAGACGGGCGTAGGTTTTATTACAATTCAGAGTTCGTTAATAAAATGCCATTGAAACAAGTTGAATTTTTAGTTGGGCACGAAGTATTACATGCGGTATATGATCACATGGGACGTCGAGATAGCCGTGATCCTAAGATTTGGAATATTGCCGATGACTTTTGCGTTAATGCTGATTTAATTGACCAGCGTATTGGCGAAAAGATTACTATATGCGGTGTATTGTACGATCCTAAGTACAAAGGTATGAGTGCCGAAGAAGTCTACGATGATTTGATGAAGAATGCCAACAAGATTAATATGGACGATCTTGCTAAGATGTTGTTGGACGAACACTTAGATGGGGACGAAGGCGACAGCGATGGTGAAGGCAATAAAGATGGTAAAGGTCGTCCTCGACTAAGCGATGCTGAGAAGAAGGCCATCCGTGACGAGCTTAAAGAAGCTGTTATCCAGGCTGCACAGGCCGCAGGTGCAGGTAACTTGCCAAGCGGTGTTAAGCGTCTTATTAAGGACTTAACAGAACCACAGATTGGTTGGAAAGAATTGTTGGAGCAACAGATTCAAAGTACTATTAAGAATGACTATACCTTTGCACGTCCTGGTCGTAAAGCCTGGCACATGGATGCTATTTTGCCAGGTATGAAACCCGGCGAAACAATTGATGTGTGCATTGCACTAGACACATCTGGTAGTATCGGGCACGACGATATCAAGTGCTTCTTAAGTGAAATCCGTGGTATTATGGAATCGTATGATGAGTACAATATCAAGGTTTGGACATTTGATACAGAAGTGTACAATCCACAAGATTTTAACTCAGACAACATGCGTGATATTGCTGAATATGAACCACAAGGTGGCGGTGGTACAGACTTTGAAGCCAACTGGGAATTTATGAAGGCCGAAGGTATTGAACCTAAGAAATTTATCATGTTTACTGACGGTATGCCATGTGGTGGTTGGGGAGATGAATTGTACTGTGATACTGTATGGATTATTAAAGGTAATCCTAACTGTGAGCCACCATGGGGCATTTGGGCACACTACGAAGAGGAAGCTCGTAAATGATCAATTTAGATTTGCTTAAATTGCAAGCTGGCATTCAGGACAATCCAGACCAAGAGGGTCTGGATTTATTTGCCGACTTGATTATTAAGGAATGTGCTCATGTTGCCTTGATGAGTAACGGAAACAATCTTCATGTTTGTGATTTGATTAAGAAACATTTTGGAGTTAGAGAATGATTACTGAATTTGAAAAATGGTTATTTCG